ATGCCCCAATGGTCTGCAGTTTCTTTCAATACAGCCTCATTTTTGCCAATTCCGACGTAATCCCGACCCAAACTACCTAAATCGTATCGAAAGCGATTCTCGTCCACGAGAGAGCCAGCAATCATGGTATCTACTATCTTGCCCTCTATTTTAAACCTTTCAGCCCTTAAAAAACATACATCGTACATAGCATTGTGAAATATCTTAATTGCAGGTGTATTTAGTACATCTTGTAACCATCTAGTAACCATTCCATGGTCCATGTTACCACCACCTTCGTGACGTATAGGATAGTATCCTGCCCAATCATGTACAGCTACAGCTATACCTACTATGTGTCCTTTACTTGTTACAGATCCAGACCCCATAGTTTTTAGTTCTGGGTCTTTTGTCTCTAGGTCAATTGCAATCTCATCATACTTTGATAGATCAGGAAAAGACTCTGGTGGTAACCATTCTGTTTGTGGTTTGAATATTGGCTTCATTTTTTCATGTCTTTCATTTTTTTAATTTCTAAATCACAATAGTGTTTAATCTTCTCAAGATCTTCTACACCATTTTTGTACAAATATCTACAAACATATTTTACAACGTTGCCTTGAAAGAATGATAAATCATTCTTTGAAATAAATTCGTAAGGTTGAATGTGAAAATCTTTGTAGTGACTTCCGCCTATCTGCTTGTCTTGAGGAAATGCATCCTCCAACATATTTTTATCTGTCATAGATTGTAAGCCTTTCTTGTTTGTGGTTCAATTATGTATAAGTTTCTTTCTGTTCTCGTGCATGCAACATAGAATAGTCTGTTCATGTCATCAGAGTTTTTTTGATACTCATCAAACGCTGCACCGGCTAAGTCTGTAGTCACAACTACATTCTCTCTTTCATTACCCTTGACACCATGTATCGTAGATATTTTTATTCTAGGATTTTTAGTTAAGTCCTCACCAGAATCTATTAATTTTCTAATCTTTGTTATATGTTGATCACCTAATTCATCTAAAGCGTCATACCATTCTGCTTCTGTTTGTAATCCATACTTCTCTTTCAAAGTATCTATGTCATAGAAACCGTCTTTGATCATACTTTTAAATAACTTCTTGTCCCAATTCTTACTCATCTTGTTAAAGATTTTTTTACAATCACTGTATGGTAAAGGCACACCTGTTTTTAATTCGTTCCATTTCTGTATAATTGTATATAAATTTTTTATTGCAGGTGTGGAGTTTCGTCTTTGCCAATACAAATTCTTTTCATCAAGTATATTGCCTATCTCTGGTAACATATAGTTAGCTTGTGCTAACACCAGCCACTTACCTTGTTTAAAGTTTACATCGTGTAAAGTATTACATCGTTGTACAGATCCTTCATCCTCTTTCGGTAACCACTCTTTTTCTACTCTGTTGGTAACTCGTTTAATTAATCTGTTAGCTAATGCAAAAGGTTTTTGTGGAACCCTTTGTGATTGATCTAACACAGTTCTCTCACCTTCTAAGTTTATAAATGTATTTACGTGTGCACCGTTCCATTTGTATATGGCCTGGTCATCATCACCTGATATGTATGAGTCTTGAGATTTCTCTTCTATCTTTCTTACCAATCTCCATTGTATCAAACTTAAATCTTGTGCTTCGTCAACAAACATAACTCTTAGTCTTGGTGCCTCACCACTATCTAAAAATTTTTCTAGCATGTCAGGAAAGTCAATCAAACCATTTTGTTCTTTGTATCTTTCTAATTCTTCTACAATTATTTGTAATTTGTTTAGTGATATTTTTGAGTTGTTTGCAAGATGATAAAACTTTATAGGATCTAATTCTTTTGATCGTGCTAAGTTTATCATTTGTATGTATGGATCTGTAGAATAAAAAACACCATCATAGTCTTCGTCTTGTTTTTGATTAAAGTCTAATTCTATTTCCATCTTCTCTGATAGTTCTCTGTAATGCTTTGGTTGCATCACCTGATTTTTATTTATACCTAGCTGATTAAAACAAAATGAATGTAGTGTTTGAAAGTATGGTAAATCATCGTAAGATAATTTAAACTTATCTACAGCTCTTTGTTTACCTTCACCTGCAGCATTCTTACTAAATGTAAAATAACCTATTTGATCTGGTGGTGTTGATTCTAAAAAACTTTCTATGTGTCCAAGTAATGTATGTGTTTTACCTGTACCTGGAGGACCATAAATTATATATCTCATTAATAGTTCTCCTGTTTAAATGTTTTTGGTTTGTATGTTTCAGTTTTCTTGTCAAACCTAGTTACAACAAATACAGATAGTTTGTGTCTACCCACACGTTTAGTTGTACAGTTTAGATTATCTTTTAACATCTGTGATGTTCTTTGATATGGTACCTTCCAATGTTTTCTAGATAGATAGTTGTTGAAAAAGTTATCAAATACAAAGTGATGATAGCCATCTCTTGTATACGTACCACCGTTTCGTAAATCCTCGAAGTCGTCTTTTTGTATTCTGTTTACACAATAATCTTCTAGATAGTTTCTTAATATATCTTTTGTGCTTGTACCTTCCGCAGGTTCTGTAATCTCTGCATTTGTTAATAGTATGTTTGTAAGTTTCTTCCAATCGTTTGTTTTTAATGTTGGTGGATTTAATCGTAATTGCTTCACACATTCTTCTTGAAACATAGTTTGGTTTGTTAAATGTTTTGCTGAGTCTAGATATAATCTATCGCCGTCTACATTCATGTAATAGTATGGCTCCTCCAGGTTAACAACTTGTAGATCTGTTAAACTAGGAAAGATTATCTCTTGACCTATACCAAACTTTCTAGACTTACATAATTTTTTATCACACAAACTACACATAGGTTGATCGCTACACTTGTAACCCCAATCTTTTTTGTCGTGTTGTTTTGTAATTATATTAA